AGAATCAATAAAACCAATAATAACATTTACTACTTTATTTGTTTCTTTATTTATTACTGCGTATCTCATAATAGTGTGATTATTTTACAATAACCATTTCCTCCTCTACCACCAGAACCACCAGTTGCTCCTCCACCGCCAGTATTTAAGCAAGCTCCACCACCGCCTCCCCCACCTCCTCTATAACCCATACCACCAGCACCAGCGGTTAAAGGACTGGCAGAAGAACCTGATCTAGCTCCACCACCGCCTCCACCATAACCAGCACCTTCTTGAGCATTGAATAAAAGATTATCATTTGTATAACCAGTTGATCCATAGTAACCTGTTGTCATAATATCATATGGAGCAGATCCACCATCAATATAGGTTGTACTTGTATCTGGGAATGTCCCGGCAGTTCCAGCAGTTCCATTGGCGTTTCCTGATCTACCACCACCGCCACCACCTGATGTATCTGGATTTGATCCTAAAGCACCCTGTGCTCCGTTATAGGCAGTTCCTGTTGTAATAGCAACAGAACCACCAGCACCACCACCGGGTCCAGTAAGACCGGGTATAGCTGGATTAGTAGCATTTGCCGTTAGTGATGCTGCACCTCCAGCACCTGAAACAAAACCATTAAATCCTCTAGTTGCTCCTCCGGCAGCGGCTCCTGTTGTTCCACCGCCACCACCCAAACCAGCTCTAGCATAAAATCCATATACTGTTGGGTTATTAAAGTTAGCAGCAAAACCCGGAGGTCTACCAAATACGCTTTCACCACCAGCAGAACCAGCAGTACCGTTTGCGGTAGAGCCGCCAGCATTACCTGCACCACCAGCACCTATTACTACTTCGCAAAGATCTGGTAAAAGAGAAGCGGGATAAAACATCCAACCACCGCTACCTCCACTACCACCACCGCCTCCAGAACCAGCGTTAGCAGTACTTGCTCTACCCATTCCACCGCCACCTCCACCGCCTGCTCCAACCATATATACCCAAACTAGTTTAGCACCTTTTGGTTTTCTCCAAAATCCACTAGAGTCAAATTCTTGAATATTAATACCCTCATTTGGGCTTTGAGAAGGAAAACCAAAAAATCCTAAGTTCATAGTGTACCACTTTCTACAACAATATTAAAAGTTTCAGAAACATTTGTAGATGCGTATAAGTTTGTTGCGTTGCTGCTAACTGTACCGGGAAGTACTAGACCAACTAATTCAGGTACTTCAGATCTATATGGAGGAGTAGTACCAGCTGTTGCAGTAATGGCTGGAATAACTCTCTCAACAAGTAGACGCTTAGTTGTACCACCATCAGTAGATATCCAAATTCTAACTGCTCCTGCTGTTGTGCTATTAACTGATTGAATTACAATTCTTAAAATTCTTTTACCAATTCCTGAAGCAGATGCTACAGATGGCCCTGAACAAATTAAAGATGTTGTAGTTGGTGCAGTTCTACTGGTATCTGCTGTTGTTACTTGTGAAACTTCTATTACTGGTGTTGAAACATATTGAGCGGATGTAGCCATCTAGTATCTCCTTAAATAATTCCTAAATTAAATAATAAATAATCTGGTAATTTAGCAGCTGTTGTTTGTGTTGTACCATCTGGAAATAATATACTATCTCTAACTGTAATAATATTAGGAACATCGTTACTTCTACCAGAACCGGATACAATGATTTCACCGTTATTAGTATTAACTCTACCAACTCTACCAATATTTTGAATTAATTGAGTAGGGCCAGTTGGTTTTATATTTGTAAGACCTCCACCTACTGCAACAAACATGGTTTGACCTACAGCATAACTATGGGTATTCATATTCTGAACAACACCAAGAATAGTTACATACCCAGTTTGGTTTATACCTATTTGAGTTGAAGTTAAACCAACTGCTGGCATTTTTGCGGAATCTCCAGCATCAGCAGGAGATACTTCAAGAACATTGGTAGCACCTACTGTACCAGTAATATATACTGGATATCCTGTTGGAATAATTGAACCACTAGTATTCTTGCAGTTAATTTGGATTTCACCTACGAAATCACCATCAAACCTAGAAGCTGAAACATTACCAGTATAAACACCATCAACAGCATTTATATTTCCAGTAGTTGTTGTATAATTACCAACATTATCTATAAGATCTACTGGTGGGTGGTTTATAGAAAAACCATCTCTTCCGTTAAATTTTTGAATAGCCATGCATTATTCCTTATTCAACTGCAATATAACCAGTACTCCAAACTTTATCAACACCAACAGTACATAAAGCGGTAACTCTATGAAACATCCTTGATGTTGATAAAGGAGCAACACGCAATTCAAACATTTTATCTGTAGAATCATAAACAACACTGTAGACTGCAAAATCAGAAACTGAAGTATATGTATTACCATATTCTACAAAATTAACTGAAGGTGTTTGAGTTATACCCTGTGCTTCATAGTCGTGATTTAAAGCTGCTAATATTTTTGTAATTTTTCTTTTTGTTAGTTTTGTTGGTAAGGTAGAACCAGTAGTGTTTCCTACTTCTGTTTGAATAGTAAACTCAATACAACCAATAACATTATAATCATTGGTTGCTAGGTTTCCTTCATATAAAGGAAATTGCATTATAGGAACAACTGTTGTGCTTCCAGTTAATAGATTTGCTGTTACAATTTTAGAAGTAGTATCAATATAAATAGTATTTAAGACTGGTCCATTGTTAAAAACAAGAGTACCAGTTCCTGTTTCATCTGTAATAACTTGTGCCAATTGTTCAGAAGAAGTTGAACCAAACTGATTTAATCCTGCGCTTTTTAAAGCATAAGCACTATCTGGTAAAGCTGTTACAGAACCCTTTAAATTACCTCTATCATGTGTTTGCTGATTAATATCAACTGGTCTTCGTCCGGGCATTTTGTTCCTTTCGCCATGCAGCATCAAACTCAGGATCACTAAGTCGTTTAGCTGCAATCCATTCTCTAATACCTTCTGGTTTAGATTCATCTAATACAGATTGAGCTAAGGCTGCTTCTTTCTTTTTATTACTTGGTATCCAACCTACAGCAATTCGTATAGCCTGACCAATACCAGTTTGCCATAGTACAATAACTAAAGCAATACCAATAATAGATATAAATCCATACTGTAATAGAGTAGCCCACCACGGAGTTATATCCTTAATATTACCAAGTACACTTGCTATATCAGATGTTTCATCTAGAATAATCTGAGCATGTTTATGTGCAACGGTAATATCTTGAGTGTCTAGAATCTTAATTGCGTTTTCCTGAACTATATGATTACTAGTAGAAATCTCATTTACAGAGGAGCAACCACATAGCAATAATATACTTAGGAATCTTTTCATAGCATTTGTCTTTCTAAAACCTCTATACGATGTCTTAGTTCTTTTAATTCACCATACATTGTAATAATACTTTTACCTTGTTCAATATCAGTTTTAACAAGGTCTTTAGTAATATCTTTTAGTACCAATAATTCGTCCATACTACGATCAATCATAGCATCTCTTTTTCCCATTTTTAGAATTACAGTTACTACTCCTATTGTTAGAATTGCTAGTTGCATAAAAGCAACATAGACAGATAATTGATTGTCTGACATTTTATAATCCTTATGGTATTAAATACATACCGTTAGCCATTAAATGAGCACCAGTACCAAGATTACCTACAGTTGGGTAAATATTATTTGTGGTTGGTCCGTGTGATGTTAAAATAACAATTGGAGTACTAGAAGCACCAGTACCATAAAAACCACCAGTTGGAACTTGAGTAGTCCAACCAGCCCCATAATTTATACTACAAGCTGGTCTTGGATTTGTTTCGCTAATACCAGTTGGAAAACCGCCTATAGCTAATTGAGTAGTGCCTGTTGGATCTGTTCTAGCTGAAATTAATATCTCACAACTCCAAAATATAGCTTTACCTATTCGTATATATGTTCCTTTTGTACTTGTAGTATTATAAGTAGCAACTACATCATTCCATGCAGCTGATTTTAAATAAACATACTTAGGTGTCCATGTTCCTTCTGTATAGTTATCTAAAGTATTAACATCTGCACTTGCTGGTCCCATGATTTTAATACTATCTGTTTGAATTGATTGTTGGCAGAAGAAATTTCCTGTAACTTCAAGTAAACCATCTATACCAACACCTGTATCACCTATAGTCATTCTTTCTGTTCTTGATGTACCAGTTTGAAACTTAATGCTATTAGTATAAGAAGAAATAATTGTATTTCCAAGAGATACTGGAACGCCTTCAATTACAAAGCCATTAGCCCAACTAGCAACTCCACCAGAACTTCCTTGAATATGTAAACTTCCATATGCGTTATTACTTGAATTTTTAATATTAATACCGTTGGTTCCAGTTCCAGTAGTTATTACTTCAAGTTTTACTCCAGAACTTTCCCCACCAATACCAAGATTTCCAGTAGCACCTAGAGTCATTCTATTCTGCATACCATTAGCAAAACTATCTGTTGTTAAGAAATGAATCTTTGTTCCATAAGCACCAGAACCTTGGAATAAAATACCACCTTGTGTACCGCTGCTAGTAGCTGATGTAGTAATACCAGTAAATTCATCTTGTGTTAAATTTTGTGTTAAATGAATTCCACCGTATCTACCAGTTCCTGTAAGAGTTGTACCAGTTGATGGTACATTAATCTGAAGTTTTGTTAATGGATTGTCTGTTCCAATGCCAACATTTCCAGAAGAATTAATACGCATTCTTTCAGTATTACCAACATCAAACCGAATGTGAGCAGCCGCATTTGTGTCGGTGTTCTGAATTAAAAATGATCCAGTTTGGTACTTGACTAACTGCCCAATGGCTGATGAAGCTGAGTTTCCAGTAGCATCATAAGTAATTAATCGTATTGCTGATGAAGCTGATACACCAGCTGCATAGTTGTAAATATCAAGATATCTGGTTGTATTACCAGCCGCAGAAGTAGCACCAATACTAATATTGCCATCAGAAGAAATACTTAACCTACCTGCATTATTAGTGCCTAATGTTAAAATACCTGATTCTAAATTAGTAATACTAAGATTAGCAGTAGACATTTGAATAAGAGCACCATCACTTGTTCCAGTTCCTGTACTACTATTAAAAAGTTGAATTGATGCTGAAGTATTTGGACTAGCAATAGTTAACATTCTTGAAGTTGGTGCTATACCAATACCAAGAGAAGATGAAGAATTCCATGATGGACCACCAGTAGATAGTTTAGTTGGTGTAATAGAATAGTTTGGAATTGTTCCAATTGCTGTGTTTGATACATTTACTTCTGTTGTTGTTTTATCAATTAGTTCTTGAATAAGATAAATTAATTGTTTTACTTCAAGATTTAATTGAGCACTTGTTAGTTTGCTACCAGCAGACCACTCTACTAAAGTTTGATTGCTAACTGTTTTTCTTCGTATTTTTATAATATCGCCAGTTCCAACAGCACCACCAACAATACCCGGTACTGGAACATTAGCCAACCCATCACCATCTGGGTTAAAATCATAAACAGTTGCTCCGCTATTTGGTAAATCAATAGCAGTAATTGTTTTACTTGTTTCATTAAAAGTAATTCTTGATGCTGGTATAATAAAGACTTGTTGTTTGTCTTTTTGTGTTGTTGCTGGATTATTTAAAAAGTCTTCAATAGTAGAATAGTTTGTAGTATCTCTTGGTGTAATAAAAACTCTTTCTACTTCTAACTGGGCTGAGTGTGGAATTCCATCAATAAGAGAAATACTATTATAACTAATTGATGTTCCATCCCATGTTCCACCTGTACTAGTAGTTACGATTGTATTTGTATAAGGCATTGTTGCTCTCCTAATTAAGCAGTTGGTGATGATTTCTGAATAAACTTACCCTTTATTTCCATATTAACAATATTAACTGGAGTTGGGTAATCAGAAACAATTTTAATTTGAGTTGAATCAGAGAAACCAAGAATATTTGCAGTAAACTCTCCTTCTTCTTCATAGTTTTCTAGGTTCAATAGATCCTGATTATCATCAGTTCTTTGATTAGTAAACTTAGAAACAAGAGCTGTACGGCCTCTATTTGATACCTGTACATCGTAATTACCAGTATTCTTATGTCGTAGTGTAATAGATCTTAAATTTAAAGATCCTTCAATAACATTGTTATTTTGATCTCTAACAAACTGTGTAGATAACTCTACTTCCATAGTAAACTTTAAACCAATATAAACATTCCTGTCAATAGAATAATCAATAGCTCTTGTTATTGGAGCGATAGGTACAAACCTACCATTAAAGATTAATTCAATATAAGTATCTTTTAAGAAATAAGCTACTGGAGATACAACTTCGTATGACCTATCGCCATCAACATCTGTTGACCAAGTAGAGTCAGTAACTAGTTGTATCTTTGATATATCAGCATATGGGAATGTTATTGGAACTCTTATTTTTGTTTGATTACTATCTGGAGTATAGTCTGAATTATTATCATACATTTTTATCTTAATCATTCTATCAAGTCTTGGAATACTTGGTGAATAAGATCTTAGATAGGATTTTTCTAAATAGTATCTATTTGTTTGTGTGGCTGCTCCTGCTGGTGCTTGTCCTACTGTTGTAGGATCAACACCGCTTGTTATAACATTAGCTGTTGGTCTTTTAATTACAGAATATAAATAATCGTTATAAGACTGATTAGATAGAATACTGTCATTTGTATTTAATACATATCTAAAAAAAGCATTCTGAAGATTTCTATCTCCAGCAAATCTTGATGCATGGAAATATAAATAGTTCTGAGCTGCGTTATCTGACATGATAATATAGTTTTGCGCTGGTGCTACACAAATACTACTATAGGTATTTGGTAGATAGTCAGGACATGTTACAGTTAATTCTTGAGCTATTGCTAAGTCTGTTGATTCAGAACTAAGATATAGATATAGTTTAGATGAATCAAAGAAGTAAATTAATGAACCCATTAATTGTGGTTCAATAAACTTAGCTGTTGAATAAAATGCTGTTGGAGAAATTTCAGCAGTTAATGGTGTAATTTGATTTTGAGATCCCTTTAATTCATACTGTACATTACCTAAAGTATTAATAAATAAATAAGTATTAAAAGGAGTCAAGCTGGTAATTTCACTAAAGGTATTAGATGATGCTCTAATATCAATAGGGTCTGTTGAGATAATATTACTTGGATCTGCTAAAAATAAATCTTCATATACACCAAGTTGACTAGTAAAGACAACATCTTCTGCTGCAAAATATAAACGATCTCTAAATGTAGATACCGCTTTAATTGCTACTTGTCTTGGTTTCTTTTTATCGTCTGTTAAAAATACACTTGGACCGGGATTAGAGTATCTATTACCAGCAGTTCTTGGTTCCCATTCAATTGGTTTAGCAAACCATTTTGGATCTGTTACAGTAGCACCAGTTCCTGTTCCAGAACTAGTACCAGCAGCAGCAGCATTAAAAGAAATTTTTTGTGGCATTCTATTTTTATCTAACACACTATAACAGTCTGGACTACGAACTTTTTTTGTATAGGGTTTAGAAGTTGAAGAAATAATTCTATAATAACCGCTTGTAAAGTTTAGATAAGGTGCTGCTGTATAATAAATTTTACCATTACCGTTTGTATTTCCATCTAATGGATATAAAGCAGCTAACATTGTTTTTGCTGTATTATTATGAGATGTACTATTTAAAATAATTCCATTATTTCCGTTTTTTTCAGCAGCTTCTGGTGGAAACCTAACTTCACTAAAATCAGCTAAGGATTGTCCAAACCAAGGTTGTGTTGTATCGTGCCAAATAAAATCTTCTACTTCTGGAAAGTATCCAGTATAAACAGTAAAAGAAGTATTACTAGAACATGTTCCATATACTTCTTCTACAGTGAATGAAGTTCCTCCAGTAGACCAACCAGAAAACACAAACCAATTAGTTGCATCAATTACTGCATAATATTTATTTTGTGAAGATGGGTTTACGGTTGATCCTGCTGTTGCAGTTCCTTCTACTACTCCTGTTGGATAATCTGTACTTGCTAAAGCAGTACCTATTGAGATAGTATCTCCAGCAGCAAAATTACCACCACCAGCTTTGGTTATAGTTTTACCTTGACCAGTTTTTGTATTTAAATACCATTTAGAATCAGCACCCTTTGTATATCTAGCAGCAGAGTAATAAGTTACTAAACTTCCTTTTGTATCAGTTACAGCAGTTGTACCACCTGTGCCAGTTTCTGTACCATTTAAGTTAAAAAGTTTACCACCAGTACCAGCACCATTCCATCCAACTTCACCACTAGTGAATCCTGCTTTAACTAATGTATTTACAATTACGATACTAGAACCAACAGTAGTTGCTTTTAAAACATCTTTTGCATTATTTGAGTTAGATCCATATGTAATATATGTTCGTGTATTACCATCAACTACTGAACTATTTTGATATAAATTACCTGTATCTGAATACTGTGTTTCATTTGTCCAAGTTCCATCAGGTCTTATTCTAAAGACATATACAAGAACATCGTTTGCTCCTGTTGCTTTATAGTCAATAACAACTAAAAATCTGTTATCTTCATTTATGCTAAACCAATAAAACCAATAATCTTTAGTCACTCCTACTGCATGACTTAGTGGAAATAGATCTATTCTATTTGCATTTGGTACTGAAGATGCTGCATTATTATTCCAAATATTAGACGCACTATATTGAATAACGGTTTCAAAACCCGGTCGTTTTTCAAAAGATCTTTCTAAAGATACAAGAGCATTATCCATATTCTCTGCTTCACTTGATAATCTTTTAGATTGAGCTTGTCTACTTACTCCACCACTAAGAGTATAGATTGGTATTTTTGTTGATACAGATGGTCCTCTTGAGTTTGGATATTTTTTAGCCATTATTATACTCCTCGCCAGTAACGAACACTATTAGGACCATAAACATATGGATTTCTAAAAATAGCTCCTCTAACATTAGCATCTCCGCTTTTAAATATATTGCGTTTCTTATCGTTAATATCAGCAGCTCTACCTTTTATATTAAACATTTGTTCTTGATAACTTAAGAACTGATCAGCTGCTGGGTCGCCTTGTGTAAGGATTTGATAATTTCTAGCAGCAGTTGCAAGAATAGCTCTTTGACAAGCCGTGTCTAAATGTTCCCATTTAAGTTTCTTAATTATTTCGATATAGTAATCAACACCAGTTGTCCAAACATCTGTATCATCAGTAAAGTTATATAGTTTAATTGAATTAGAACTTCCAGTACCATCATTAAATACTTTTGCAACTATTTGTTGATTATCAGAAGTTAAATGGAAAGACATTAAATCAGCAGAAAGAATACCTTCTTCATCTGTATCTGCACCAACATCAAAATAAATTTTACCGTTTGAGTCTGGATTGAATTTTCTAATTATTTTATTATTAGCTAGACCTCTTAATTGAAAGTCAATACTTGCTTGCTCTAAAATTGTATCTGCAATGCCTGTATCAATACCAGAATTATTTGTAAGGTCTGCTACTGGAGCTTCACCAGCAGCTAGTAACATTTGATTGATTGCTTGTAGCTTGGTTATAAAACCCATATAGCCTCCTTTAAAAGAAAAAATCCCCTAGTACCCTTTCGGATACTAGGGGACAATTATAAAATTAACAAATTGTCAGCACTTAATCATTAAGATCAAGCGTATGGATAGCCTGAGCTGCTAGTACCAATAAACTCACGGGTGAAGCTAGCACCAAGAAGAACTCTTAGTTCGTTTCTAGCTAGTGAAGCTTCTGCTCCACCTTCGCTAGCAGCATCAACAGCTGTTGCTACTGTGCTGCTATCTGAGAATAGATAACCACTACCCTTAGCGTAAGTACCAGTATTAGTTGCAGTAGGAGCAACAAGAACGGCACAGCATTCAGGACGGAGAACACCTGTACCCTTCATCATACTAGCTACAGTGAAAGTAGTATTTCTGCGTACATCTTCTACAGTATCTACCTTCATACCCATTAGACTTAGAGTACCAATGCAAGATCTCTGGAAAATCATAGCCTTAATACCTGTATTGCCGAAGTCTAGATTATATCTAGCTTCACCAATACCGCTATAGTTAGTATTTGGAATATGGCTTGACTTGATAATTCTAGCACCCATGTATTCTAAACTATCGGCATATGAATTCATACCCATAGGTAGTTGAGCACCAAGACCACCAGCTTCTGCTACACCACCAAAGAATGGTCTAGCTGGGCCATTACCAGTACCAGAAGTCATAGTACCGTATAGTTCATTGTAAGAACGAGCAACACCAAGAGCACGAATGTCTTGGAAAGCTCTTGGAGTTACAACCATTGTTACGCCATCAGTTGGTGCATTAATTTCTTGTAGGTATACAAAGAAATCTTCAATTGCCTTTAGAGCAAGAAGAGCAGCATCTGTTCTATTGCTAGCACTAGATGAAGAATTACCTAAATGAGTAAACTTTGGTTGTAAGAATACTGGACCAGTAGTTACTCCTCTTGGATCAAGAGTTGTATCTTGTGAGCCAGCAGAAGTGGTTCCGCTCCAAGTTAGATCTTCTGCACCAGCTCTAGCAATATAAGCACCAACTTGCTTATCTCTTGCATTAGCAAGAGCAAGACCAGCTTGGCGAGCTAGTTCTGCACGATATTCCCATTGAGTAATCATAAGATCTACATTATCAAGTTCAAAGTGAGCGGCCATAGGACGCTTATCAAGCTTGATTGCAATGGTATTAGATGCAGCATCAGCACCACCAACTAGTTCTTCACCAGCTTCCCAAGTACCTTTGATGCTTACAGTACCAGTAATTGGGAACTCTGCTGCTACACCACTTGAGATTGTGCGTGACTCAACTAGGTTTTCAAATATATTGTATTGATCGTAAGCTTGAATTACTTCGCCTGACCAAACAGGAAGCCATAGTTTGCTAGTACCACTTAGAGGACCAGATAGACCAGCAGATGCGCTTGATCTATAAGGCATATTATCCATTGGGATATCAGTACCAATTGAAGTATCATATTGTGCCATTGTAAAAACTCCTATAAAAAGTTAAATAAGTAATAAAAATAAAACGATGTTAGTAACACACAATTTTGATTTTTCCAATAGGAGTCATCTTTGTGTTGCTTTGTTTATAAACATATCCATTGCCTAGTAAGGGGGATTCTGTAAATAAACTTAGCTAGGAAGTCGAGAGATATCAGACATAGCTATTCTTTGTTCTACAGCTTGACGATACTTTGTATCCGAATTATATCTTGGATTTGATCTGTCAGCATAGAACTCACGCTTTGTCTTATAAGGCTTAAGAACAGGAACATTTGCAACATTTGCTGGTTGCTTTGTTTTTGGTAGTTCTTTACCTTTGGCTGAGTTACCAGTAGCTTTATTATACTTTGCTTCAAGACCTAGTAGGGCTACTTCCCAACTTGGGCTTGCTAAAGTAGCGTTAATTTCTGCTTGTTGCTGCGGTGTCATTGTTTTAGCAGCCCATTTAAATACAGAAGTTAACTTTTCTTTACTACCAACTAACTCAGCAGCTTTTCCAAAAGCTTCTCTTGATCTTGCTTTTTGTCCTTCAACATAATCTGAAATCATTCTATCAGAAAACCCTGTTCTAGTTTTAATTTCAGATATAGTTTCAGTAGACATAGTACCACTCATAGCTACTTCCATTGACCACTTAGACCAATCTTCTTCAGAGATTACTGATGTTGGTATATTTGGAGAGGAAGTTTCTGGTTGTGGTTCAGAAGCAATTCTTAATTCATTAATAGAATTAGTATTAGTTTCTTCTGGGGTTTCTGTTACAACTTCTTCTTTTACTTGTTCATTAACAGGAACACCAGTTGCTTCATATGTTTTTTTTAATTGCGCTATTTCTTGTCTAGCTTTTGTATACTCTTTTTGAGCGTTTTTTAAAGAATCAAAATAAGCTCCAGCATCTTTAAAATTTTGTGGAACTTGAATTCCTTGATTCTTTACATAAGTTTCAAAAGCTTTTCTTTCTTTAACTGCATTTATCTCTTCTGAAGTAGCAGTTAGCCGAGATTGTTCAACTTGTTTTATTTGAACATCAGCCTCACTTGGTTGTGTTGGTTGTTGATATTCAAATTCTTGAGTCTCGTTTGTTTCATCAATCATAGTATCTCCTTAATTAGGGTGTTGTGGGATTAGGCCCAGATGGTAATTTATTATCAACCATAAATGTTGCAATATTATCACTACCTGATTTTAAAAACCTTTTCCATAAAGTAATATTAGTAGGTGCTGCAATCCAAGTTGTAGATGCTCCAATTGAACTGCTTTGAATTCTTTTAATATTTTTAATATCTATTGGAAGTAGTTCTCCATTTCTAACTCTAATTTCTACAATGTATTCTGATTGTGTAGTTAAATCTACTGATGTTCCAGCAGAGTTTATTACACTAAAACCAGATACAAACCCAGTATTATATACAATTTGACACACAACAACATTAGATGGTAGTGCTGTAGATGATCCGGGATTAGCACCAAATGAAATATAATCAACATCTAAAGCTTTAATATAATCTGGAATAGTTATACTTAAAGCAGTAGAATATAGTGTTGTGTTATTACCAGTAATACTGCCAACCCCTGAAGTTGATGAGTTATATGGCAATAGATTACATATTGGTAGTATGTGAAAGTATTCGTTTTTTACTGTTGCTGATAAATAATTAGACATATTTTATCCTTATGGTTCATAATATGGGTTATAATATTCATTGCAACTTGCAGGCAATGAGTTATTTTTTATGAATGTATCTTTATTAACGGGAGAGCTAACTAAAAATTTTTTCCATAGTGTAATACTATATGGATGGCATTTATTATTTTTATCTGGACTTTCTGTTGGTGCTGGAATAAAATCTATTTCTGTAATTATAATATCATTTATAGAATAAACATTTTTTAAATCTATTCTAAGTAAAGCACCGTTTTCAATTTTAATCTGACAAATATACTTTGTTTCTTCTACAAAGTTTATAGAAGATCCATCTCCAGTAATAAATGGGTTAAGGCCATTATCAATATTATACTTAATATTTATGACAATACTTGATATTCCTTGTCCACCAGCAGTTGTATCTCCTGTTGGATTAGAACTAAAAGAAATATAATCTATATCCATATTTTTAATATAGTCAGGAATAAGAATAGTATTCATGTTATTATTATATTGACCTAAGTTACCACCACCAGTTGTGCTTACACTATAGCCACTAGGATTCCAATCTGTCCAAAGTTCATCACTAATATCTGTATCTTCAACTGGACTATTTGGATTAATTGGTAAATTACATACGGGAAGTATATAAAATTTTTCTGATTGAACTAAAGCATTTAAATAATCACTCATTTATATTACCATCCTTTAATTCTTTTAACACTTTACTATACTTCATCTTTATTTTATTTAACGCTTTGATGACTTCTTCATCTTTGAGGAAGCTGTCATACTCTTCTTTGGTTCTGCTTGTTTCCCAGTCACTCTTGTTGTTGTTCCACATGCACATTTAAATTTAGTCTTCATTTCCAAGACACCCTTTTTGATGATGTTTTTCTTGATGTACCTTTTTTATTACACATTGATTTAATAGGTCTACAGGCAGGATAACCTTTTCGTTTATCTTTAGAACCAGATCTACCACAAGGCTTACCAGTCTTGCAGTCTACCCAACCTTTACCTTTATTACGACTAAACCAACCATGTAATCCTTTTTTCTTTTCTAAAGAAAACTTACTTGCCACGACGAACTCGCTTTGCTAGAAACCCTTTACCCTTACGACATTGAACAGCAGAGCCACTAGCATAAGCACTAGGCCACACTTTGTAAGCAGCCTTAGCAGCCTTAGCACAGGCATCCAATGGTTTCTTTTTCTTTTTCATTTTTTCTTTTTCTTCTTAGCATACTTTGGAAGTGCCTTAATTGAACTAGTTTTTTTAGCCCACTTCTTAGCAATCTTTGGGTTTGTGGCAAACATATATTTTGCTTGTTGTTTAGATTTAAATGGCATTATTTTTTACACTTTCTATTTTTAGGGCAACTAGTTTTAGAACCACCGGGACCAGCCCATAAATTTTTACAAGCCCAGTATTTAGCTGTTAGTTTATTTGTAGCACTAGAGCAATTATGTCTTGCTTTAAAAGATTTTCTTGCGCCTTCTGAATAATTGTTACCATAACCAGCTGCACCAAAATGAATAATTTTTTCTTTTCCATTAGCACATGCTTTTACTACACGCTTTTTATTTGGGTTTGGAGACTTGCGTGGTTTATTACATGGCATAGATTTTTTATCTAGAGGTTTTCTCATACTTGTCCTCCTAATTGTTGAGCGATTTGTTGAGGATCTATTCCTAATTGTTGAGCCATTTGAGCAATACCTTGACCACCTGTTTGCTGAAGATCTTGTTCAGCAGCAGCCGCAGCAGTATTAATAACACCATCAGTAAGAGCAGCACCTGTTTTTTGTTGTGCTTGCTGTTGCATCATTTGTTGCTGCATCATTTGTTGTTGTTGTGTTACTTCTTCTTCTGACTTAACCCACATTCTAGGATCAAAACCTAAAGAAGAAATTAAAGCTCTTGAATAAGAATCCCAACGGAATGTTTGTAAAGCTTGTGGTGGTAGGTTTCTTACCATCTCACCCATTTGCATTAACTTTTGTAAATCAGAATCTCTTGATAGTGCTTGTAATCCAGTTACAATTTCAACACTAAGAGTTCCATCTTTTTCAAAGAATTGTTCATACATTCTTTCATCCATGTCTCCATTATTTAACATAATAAAGACAGCTCTTTTAACAATTGGTTCCATAAGATCTCTAGCAATAGCAGAGAAAGCACCACCAAGAACTGTTTCTAGTTCTGATCCAATCATTCTTACAGCAGTAGCAGTAACTCTATCACCACTAGGAATAGCACCACTAGTCATTAAGAAAGCTTCTGCAACTTCTCTTCTCATTTCACTTACGGCAGCAGATGTAGATGAAATTTGAGGACTTAGTGTTTGTGCTGGACTTAAACAAAAGATATCATTTGTTCTAGCTGGAATAAAAGTACCGTTAGTAGCAGATGAAATATCGTCTATCTCAGTTAAACCACTTGGATCTACTCCTATCCAAAAGGTAGAAGATGCAGCCATACCTTCAATATGAGCTTGTGTATAATTTTCTAAAGAAATTAAATCTCCAAGATTATCTTCACAATGGGATCTACCATAGTTTTCACCAATAATACTATACCACCTAAGAGGAATTGCTGGAAGAACAGAATACTCTCCTTCCATAAATAAGTTACCATCTTCATCTTCTTTTTTAGCTTTCCAAGTTTTTTCATCTTCTTCTAATTCATACTGACAATATATTGTTTTATATCCGGGCTTGCTTATAACACTACTTGTTTGAGTATAAGAAAGATCATCTGGATCTATTGGATAATGTTCAAGATGTATTAATTCAATTAGTTGTCCGCTTACATTTCGTTGAACAACATAGTGATCAATACGAAGATTTCTAAAATTAAAATCATCATCCATCATAACAAGTACATCACCAACAACAATCAAATGTTGCAATGCTTGAAAAACCATTTCTCTTAAATTATTATTTACAATTTTATTATATACTTGATAACTAAGAGTTTCAAGATAAGACTTAATTTCTGGTGTAGGTTCTGCTCCATTCTTTAAACTAAACTTAAAGAAAGGAGAATCATTTAATGGCATTAAAGCGGAAAGCATTCTACTTGCCATAGCAGTAACACCACGACTTGCAATAGAAGAATATGGTTGTGGTAAGATTTGATTTTCAGTCCAATCTCTTGGAGGCAGAACAGAAGGAATAGTTAATGAAGCACACTTTCTAGCAACATCGACTCGGTACTGTCTTCGTGAATCCAGTACTCTAAATCTTTCTGCCAATGTTTGTTCTTTTTCTTGTTCTGCCATTTATTACCTCACTTTGGTCTTTCTACTGAGTTACTACTGTATAAACCTTGGAATAAAGAATCATAGAACGATTGTCCTAATTTATCCATAGATCCTTTAGTAGCAACATCTTCTTGTTGTACTGCTTCCAGTTCAGCTGCAATTTGAGCTTCAGCGTCTTGCTGACTAGTAATCTTTTGTTGTTCTGCAACCTTAGCAGACTCAATTAAATCTTTTTCTGCTTGTAATCTTTGAGTTTCATATTCTTTTAATTTAGCTTCTCTCTTAACTTCTGCTTCTTCAGCATACTTTCTTTGTTCATCTAATAGTTTTTGGTATTCAGCTTGTGACATACCACCTGATATTGTAGGACCACCACCCATAGTTTAATCTCCTTTATGTAGGTCTTGACTCATACTTAGGTGCTGGCTTACTCTTAGCACCCATAGCACCAGAAGAACTTAATCTTTGTAATCTAGCTAAAGCTTGATCTCTAGAAACACTAGTAACATCTTCTACTTTTCGTTGTCTCTGTTCTAGAGTTTGTTTAACATCGCCTTGTCCTCTTTCTCCAAATACTTGATTTAATTTACCTAAAGCATCCAGAGTAGATTGTTGTGTTTTTTGAATAGTTGATACTTGTTTTCCAGCGGCAGTAAAAATCTTTGGTAGTTCTGAACTAATTGATTTTGCAGTATCATTCATTAAATTATTATACTGTTTAATCCAATCCATATCTACTTTAGATCCACTTGTCTGGTATTTTTTAATATAAGAATCTCTAAGAGAAGTATATTTTTCCATTTCAGCTGTTAAGTTTTGAAAACTTTTCATATCAGCTACTGCTAATTGTTCTTTAGAAATGTTTTCAAAATTTTGACCATAGTATTTTTTAAGTTCATTACTATAA